CTCAGTCTAATTTGTCTGCTTTCGGCGTTCTTGGTGATTCTGCCCATGGATTCAATAAGTCGTTCGTTGAGCACGGTTACGTTATCGGTCTTGTCTCTCTCCGCGCTGATATTACTTATCAGCAGGGATTAAACCGTATGTGGTCTCGTCGCCAGTTGTTTGATTTCTATTGGCCTACTCTGGCTCATCTTGGTGAACAGGTTGTTTATAACCGTGAAATTTATGCACAGGGCACAGCTGATGATAACGGCGTTTTCGGTTATCAGGAACGTTATGCTGAGTATCGGTACAAACCGAGCATGATTACTGGCAAATTGAGGTCGACCGATCCTCAATCTCTGGATGTTTGGCATTTAGCTCAAAAATTTGATTCTTTACCCAAACTCAATCAGGACTTTATTGAGGAAAACCCGCCGATAAACCGTGTGGTTGCAGTTCAGAATGAACCGCAATTTTTTGCGGATTTCTGGTTTGATTTCAAGACATCTCGTCCGATGCCTGTGTACTCTGTCCCCGGACTAGTCGACCACTTCTAATCTCGATAGAGCCGGGTTATTCTGTTTTTACCGAGCCGACGCCCGCAAGAGGCAAGCGGGGCGATGGTAAACACGGAAATAACCCGGCGATCCAAAAATGTGAAAAGGACTACAGTTATGGGTTTATTTAGTTCTATCGGTAAAACGATTAAGTCAGTTATAAAGCCTGTTTCAAGTTTCCTCACTGGTTCTGGTATTGGTGATTTGATGGATTTTGGCTCTGGTGCCCTAGGCCTTTATAACGACCTGACAGGTAACTCAGCCAAACAGCAAATGGAGCTCATGCGGTATCAAACTCAACTTCAAAATGAGAGTTGGAAATACCAAATGAGTAATCGTCATCAATTTGAGGTTGGAGATTTGAGAAATGCTGGACTTAATCCTATTCTTTCTGCCAATAGTGGTGGCGCTATTTCTGCTGGCATTCCTAATGGAGCATTGGCGGATAGTGATAGTGCTCGTTTTGGTGCTCGCACTAATGCACAATTAGCTCGTCAGAACGCGCAGCAGGTTGCCTCGTTGGTACAGACTAATGCAACTCAACAGGAGCGCAATACAGCTGAGGCAGAGGCTTTGCGCATGAATGCTGAGAGTAATCGGATTAATGCTTTAGCTGGAGCTCGTCGTTCTGCTGCTGAGGCTGCGCTTTTTAATCAACGTATGATTAATGAGCGTCTCTATCCTGCTAATCAGCCTCTACCGTTTAAATATATCAATTCTGCTGGCTCTTTGTATGAGAGTTGGAAGGTGCCTATTGAGAACTTTTTTGATCGTCTCTACGGCCCTCCTAGGGACGCTGATGCTGGTCGTAAAAAACGCTATGAGGTTTACATTAACGGTACAGCAAATTCCCATCGTTGATTATTTAAATAACTTTTTAAGGATATTTCATGAAAATCACAACAAATTGGTTAGATCAATTCTTTAATATATTTTCTCAGCTTGGTAAAATGCTTTTGTATCTTTATCAACTTTTTAGAGGTAAATTATGAGACGCCGTCGTCTATCTCGCAAAACTTCCCGCCGTTTTTTTCGTAAAGGACTCAAGGTTCGCCGTCGTAACCTCCGTGCGCGACCGATGAGAGGCGGATTCAGAATTTGAGGTTCTACGTGGAACGGAAGGCGTCACTAAAATGGCGCCTTTTTTTTATGACTTGTTATCACCCAATTACTGCATATTGGAGCAGAACGTTAAAAACTAAACTTGGTACGCCTGCGATTACGTTTAAATATGCTGACGCTGATCCGGAGCTTGGAGAGTTTCAAATTCCGTGTGGTCAGTGTATTGGTTGCCGTTTAGATCGCTCGCTGGATTCTGCCGTGCGAGCTCATCATGAGAGTTTGTTATATGATCGAAATTACTTTCTCACCCTCACGTATAGTCCGGAACATTTGCCTCCTTTTGGTTCTCTTATTCCTAGGGACCTCACTCTGTTTTGGAAACGACTTAGAAAGCGAGGCGTTAGTCTTCGCTACATGGCATGTGGCGAGTACGGCAGTACTTTCGGCCGTCCCCATTATCACGCTATTCTGTTTAATTTACCTGCTATTGAACTGCAGCAAATTGGCACTACGCACACTGGATTCCCTACTTATATATCTAACGTTATTAGCGAATGCTGGCCTTTTGGTTTTCATACTCTTAATCCAGTCTCTTTCCAAACATGTGCTTATGTTGCCCGCTATGTAACTAAAAAGATTCTCGGAGATAGAAAACAGGTTTATGAGAAATTCGACCCGGTTACTGGAGAGGTTGATTGTCGTGTTAAGGAGTTCTCTAGATGGAGTACCAAACCTGGAATCGGCCATAATTATTTTCAGAAGTATTGGAGAGATTTCTACAAAATTGATTGTTGTTTAATTAATAACAAAAGATTCAAAATTCCTCGTTATTATGATCGATTACTCTTAAGGGATCACCCTGATGTTTTTGAAATTGTTAAGCAAAAACGGATACTTAGCGCACAAACTTACCGCTTGACACCTGATGCACAGAAGGATAGACTAGCGGTTAGAGAGGAAGTAAAACGCTTACGAGCCGAGCGATTACTTCGACCCTATGAGGCTCAAATTACGGAGTATTTAGAAAATGTCTAATAAAGTTTTAGTTTCTGTTTATGACAAAGTTGCCGGTCTTTATTCCCCTGTTATGACCGAAGTAAATACGGATTCTGCGATTCGTAATTTCAAGATCGGTGCGAAGCAAAATGCTCAAATTTCCGCTAGCCCTCAGGATTATGAGTTGCATTTGATTTGTTCTATGGATGATGAAACTGGATTAGTTTTTCGTAGTACCGAAGAACAATCAGCTCCAATTATTCTTTTTAAGGCGGTTGATCTTTTCTCAGCTGAATAGTTTCGGTACAATTAGAGAGTTCTCTATTCTCTGAGGCCACCCGTAGGTCTACCGATGCCGGCCCTACGGGTTTTTTTCAATGAGGTGTTTAATGCCTAAATTTTTTACTAAATACAATCCTCCGAAGATTCCCGGATGGAATTCCGATCAAGAATCTAAGGTCCAAGAACAGTTTGCAGATGCCTGTCAGACTGATACGATCATTCGTAAGTACAACACGATGGGTATTAACCCGTTTATCGCTTCCGGCGGTAGTCAGTATTTGGATACCACTCAGATTCCTGATTTTTTTGTCGCTCAAAATGCTCAGGTTAAAGTTAAGGAATTTTTCGAGGGTTTACCCGCAGACATTCGTCTCGAATTTAATAATGACCCTATGCAGTTTGCTGAAGTCGTTTCTGACCCGAAGAATGAGGACTACCTCCGAGAAATCGGAGTTCTTGAACCCCTCCCGCCGAAGGCAGAGGGTGAAAAACAACCCGCTTCTAGCGGGGATAATTCAGAAAAGGCCCCCCAGCCAAGTTCAGGTAGTGAACTTTCTGCTCAGAAAGAGCCTGAAAAGGCTGTTTCTCCTGAAAAATCAAATGGTTAACTTCCACCTGGCACAGTCGCCTACTTGTTGTAACTGTGCCAGGTGACACCAAGCGATTTTTCGACTTGGTGAAATTTCCAACTTTTTTCTCATTTTTAAGGACTAAAAAAAATGGCAAAAAATAGTGCTCGTTCTCATAGAAAAAATAATCGTTTTTCTCAGATTCCTAATTCTCCAATTCAACGTTCTGTATTTGATCGTTCTCATGACTATAAAACTACATTGGATTCCGGTTATCTGATCCCGTTTTTTGTAGATGAAGTTCTTCCCGGAGATACATTTAAGCTTCGCGTCAATGCGTTTGTTCGAATGAATACGCTTATTGCGCCATTCATGGATAATGTATTTATGGATACATTCTTCTTCTTTGTTCCAACCCGTCTTGTCTGGGACAATTGGCAGAGATTTTGTGGCGAACAAAAAAATCCTGGCGATTCCACCGACTTTTTAATTCCTTCTCTTTCCGGTACGAATACGTTCGCTAACGGTTCTATTTTCGATTACATGGGTCTTCCGACTGGCGTCGCATTAGACCCGGCTAACACACCTATCAATGCTCTTCCTTTTAGAGCATATAACCTTATTTATAACGAATGGTTCCGCGATGAGAATCTCGTTGATTCGATTCCGGTTTTAACTACCGATGGCCCTGACCCGATTTCTAATTACACGTTGCGCAAGCGTGCTAAACGTCACGATTACTTTACTAGTTGTCTGCCCTGGCCGCAAAAGGGTCCTCAAGTAGATATTAATTTGGCTTCTAATTCTGTTGTTCCTGTAGAAATGTGGTCTCGTACTGATCCTAATACAGTTATGAAGGCTAACTGGAATAATGGAGTTGGTATTCATTTCGCAGGCGGTATTAATTACGCTTCTATGTATTCAGATACTGGTGGTGATTTTGTTCAACGTTATTCCGAAGCTCACCCTAATGTTGGTACAGGTTTGAGAGCTATTCTTTCTCCTAACGTTAAATATCTAAACCACAATAATACTTACGGTAATGGTTATGCGAATGATCCTTTTGTTTCTTGGCCTTCTATAGAAGTTAATGATCTTCGTCAAGCCTTCCAAATCCAAAAATTCTATGAAAAATGGGCGCGCGGTGGTTCTCGTTACACAGAAACCTTGCGAGTAATGTTCAATGTCATATCTCCTGATGCTCGGCTGCAACGTCCTGAGTACCTTGGTGGTACTCATTCTCGTGTCAACGTCGTTCCGACAGCTCAGACTAGTAGCACCGATGCTGTGTCTCCTCAGTCTAATTTGTCTGCTTTCGGCGTTCTTGGTGATTCTGCCCATGGATTCAA